GAATAGCTCAAGAGCTTCTACGGTTTCGTAATGCTTGATGGTCGCTCGGTGCAATCCATCCTGAAGAGCCCAACGAATGTGAGGGAGTTCTTTCTTGCCTTTGAGATTCTCAACGGCCTTCCGAAGAACATCCGACCAGTTTTCAATACCGGCCTTCAAGATTTCATCACACACACCCTGGGCAACTTTATCAATCCATTCCAATCCTTTAGGATAAGGAATCTGATACCCAGCGGCTCTAAGCCCTTCTGCGATATTCATTGGAGCCATGCCGGGAAAGACAGAAAGCCTGTCTCCGGAGACGTAATCTGGCTGAGGCTCAAAGCAGAGTTGGTACTTCCAAGGGGCAGCGGTAGGCTCGAACATTGCTCGGCCAATCACGTCGACCATGCCGCTAAACTTTTCTGGGAGCTGACCGGGTAGTGAAGGACCACCGCGAACGAACTTACCGCTGCTTGTTCGAGGGGGTTGTTCGTGGCAGTTGAAGATGACAATCATCCCCAGGGCAGTAGCTGCGCGAGCAGCATCTCGGCAGGCGAGCACGTCTCTCGTCAAGGCCGACCACATTCCTCCTCTTCCCTTAGAAGTTTCGTACTCGTTGATAGTAGACTCCACCATCAGGGAGAAGTCATCAATAACAATAGAGGGAACTTTCGTTCCTTTAGAAACGGCAGCTTCAATGGCTGCTGTCGCTTCGGGAACAATCCGGGCAGAGACGGCGTTCAACTTATTGAGTCCCAGAAACCTCTGGGCAGAAAGAAGTCCTGCGGGATCCCCTATGAAGATTCCTGTCGCTCCTGCTGCGGCAGACGCGATTGTTTTTCCGGCTTTACTTGGTCCGTAGAGGCAGATGAATACGCCCCCAACAGGCGAACTGCTTCGACCATTGGATCCATTGGATCCATTCTTAGTAGACATCGATTTCTCCAAACACACACTTGTTGGTTTATGAAAGCTAACACACTGGTTTTTGATCGGTCAACTGGATCACGTCAATGATCTGGTCGAGGGTAACGATCTTTTCGAGGGTAGGGTCTTGTTCGTCTCCACTCTGTAGACGGCGCTGGAGTTCAGAGCCAAAGAAGTGGAGAGCTTCAAGAACAACGGGTTTTTCTTTTTCGGTAATCTTGAGGAGAATCACCACGCACACTCCTCACACACCTTGGGGGTGTAGTCGATCGTCGTATCATTCACAGGGATCAGTTCGTCCTCTGGCACCATGGCATCACACTCCTCACACTCGACGAGGCAATCAGCATCATCTTCCGGAGAGGCGAGTTTCCAGTTGTCGTATCCAATAGGGAGTTCCATTATTCATCTCCAAAGCGACACAAGTCATACGCATCGCACTGTCCGTACTTCCCAAAGCACGTTTGATTATTCAAAGCCATCGGCCAGTCCAGAACATCTCTTCCCTCAAATAGGGCTATCTTTCTCTCTCCTTCTTCAATGACTTGGACGAAGTGTTTGAGAGCATTGGGTGCTGGCTCAAGCGGACGACGGTCAAAGTCATGAGGTGCGGAGAGTTTGATTCGATTGACCAGAACTCCTGCAAACCTTTCTTTGTATCGAGCTTTACCGAAGAGTTGGTATCCAATGAACTGTCCATCAAGAATGTGCTGTCGGAGAGTTTTCGAGTTCAAGCGGTAGGCCGACTTGTGGTCAACAATCCACACTCGCTCATTGGCGTCCTCGATGATGAGGTCTGCTCGTTGAGTGTAGAGGTGCTTCTTTGCTCCGAGGTGAGCTTTGAGTTGGTGCTCGACGTCGAGAACTTTCCACTCTTCAAAGTGCCAGTTGTGCCGATAGGCAAAGTAGGCGTCTTGTATCTGAGGGATAGCGGCCATCCATAAGGGAGACTCATCTTCATTCTTCTCCGCGAGGGCGACGATTGCATCTTCTGGTAGAAGCCAATCATCTGGATTCCCTCCTGTTTGTTTCTCTTTTAGTCTCTGGTAATGATGCGCCAGGGCAACATGGATCAGCGATCCATTTACTAAGGGAGCAGACACCTTGAATCCCTTTCCTGCAATCTCTCTCCACGCGAATAAACGTGGACAGCGGATCACATTCTGTATTCGGTGCCACCCTCTCTCGGAGGGGCCAGCGTCTAATAGTTTCATTGCCTGTTCCTTTTTAGTATAGTCAAGTGAGCGTCGAATGCAAGACTCAAATGTCAAGAGGATGTCAACTGAGCCACTCTTTGGAGAAGACGTTCGCCTGCGCCCTCGGAGTTGTCGACGCCACCCAGGGCATTCTCAATCTCCTCAGCCGCTACATCTTCTCCTACCTCTCCGACGTGAGGAAGTTTGTCTAAGAGGAGGTCAGCTACATCCTCGTCTGCTGTGGTTCGTGCAATCACATACGAAACGAGAACTGCTCTCTTCTGTCCAAGACGAGAGAAACGTCCTTCCCATTGGATCACCTTGTCTGGAGTCCAGGGCAGCATAGCGATGAGAGCGAGGTCGGTGTCCTGCAAGTCTACGCTTTCTCCCCAAGCATCTCCTGTTCCGACAAGAAGACACGGACCAGGGTGAGACATATACTCGTGGCGAATCTCATCTCGGTCAGAGGGATCTGTCCCACCGTGCGCCCACCACATGCTGCATCCCGAAATCTTGTCTGCGACTTTCTTCAATCTCGCTGCGAGACGTTCACAGTCTAATCGTCTTCCAGAAAAGACAGTCACCTTCTGACCACACTTCAGGGCAGACAGCACCCGGTCCTCTACATAGGAGTGTTTGCGAGAAGCAGCTTCCATTAGCAGGGTCTCGAAGAAACTCTCTCGTCCTTCTTCTCCTCCTGCCTTTGCCATCTTCTGGGCCTTAGCGAGTTCTCGCTTCATCGCAGAGGGCTTGTCTTGTTCTGATACTTCTAATCGAACAACCTCTCTCCTCTTCTTGGGCAGATGCTTGTTCACCTCGTCTCGGGTGACTCGAACCTTTACTTCCCGAAGGCGATCCCGGAGTTCCTCGACGTTGCTCTTTCCGAGGTACTCATAGCCATAACCATTGTGTTGACCCGCGCAGTACCGAATGCCGAACTGATGGAAACTACCCCACTGCCAGGGCTCAATGATGTCTAACTGAGTCCACAAGTCTCTAACCCTCCCGGGCACAGGAGTAGCCGTTAGGGCAAGACGTCTTTCTGTAACCGCAGCAATCCTCCGGGCAGAGTCCAGACTGTTCCCGAGTCCATCAAATCGAATCGACCCGTCAGGCATAACTGTCGCCTTGGTATGTTTGGGTCGTCGTAGCCAGTGAATCTCATCCCACACAGCTACGTTGGGTCGAGCAAGAACAATCTCGTCTACCCAGTATTTGATTGTCTCCCATGCAGTAATGTACAACTTGGTAGGGTCGAGCGGTATTTCTCTTGCCTTCTGCCCTTTTAGCAACACGGGCTCAAGAACTGTGTAGCGTTCACACTGCTCCGCCCATGTCCCCCGAGCCGCAGCTTTGGTGATGACGAGCTTGATTCCCATCGGCGCGATTCCGATTGCATAGACCAGTCCGACTAAGGTCTTGCCCGCTCCAGGAGGAGCCCACCCATGTGACCCCGGCATCGCGAAAGCCTTGCGAAGCATTCGACGCTGATGCTCTTTCGCGAATCCATTGAGGTCTTGTCTCAGTAGAGGGTTGGATAAGAACCCAGAAACTACCTCGTCGGGAACTTCTCGAATACCCGGTGAGGGCCATCCAATAACTGAATGGGCGTTCAGTGGAACTCGATAGGATCCATTCTTGTTTGTCCAGATGCCAGGGATATTCTCCGCACCATCGGGCACACTTCTGCTAAAGACGAACGGCCTGTTTTCCATCGTCTCTTCTCCTTTGTTTTTTATGAAAGACCTGAGTCAACCCCGGGCATTGCTACTACTGTTTCTTCCTTGCGTTCAGGGAGGTTTAGGTAAGCCTGGAACTTCTTACCTCCGAGTTGAATCCATTGAACTCGAACGTCATCAACTCCAATGAATGCGAGACGAAGAGTAGATTCGGGTCGAATGTCTCGACGTCCGTTCCTCTCACACCACGTTCGATAGGAACCATAGATCAGTTCGCAGGGAAGAACTCCCCGTCCCGTCACCACGTCATTGTGAGAAATACCGATGTACTCCGGACCAGGAGGATAGTCAGCAATCGCATCGGCAGCACCGACTTCAGCTACGAGATCCACGAAATGGTCCACGCTTCCTCGGGATGCTTCTTGAAGAAGCTTGCGAGCCTTAGCAGCATAGGGACGGGAGATGAGTCCGTAGTCGACTTCCATCGCATGGAGATGATGAGCGAAGGCTCTAACTTCCAGCGCGAAAGAACGAGAATACTTTCCAGTCTTAGGATTGAAGCAACCGGAGAGCATCCGCCTATAATCCCAATCACAACCACCGGGCACAAGAACAGTGAAGCGGCGGTCATCCTTCTCAATGATGAGAGGTCGACGGTCATTAGAAGTGAGCCACCATGTCATGCGGTTCTCAACCTCCGTCCGGGCAGCATAGGGAGCACGACACGGAACTCGGTCGTCTGTAATGTATGCCTTCAACGCAGGGATAACAGCATCCTTATCTCGGGAACCAGCAACCGTTACCTCGTCTGCGAGCACCAGAAGCTTGGTGACATAGCTGGCATTGAAGGAGTCCCGAAGGGCTTGGTTGGAGACGATAGCGGAATTCCGCTCTCCCACAGCAGCAGATAGGATTCGACCGAACATCGACTTTCCTACTCCTTGCTGCGGAGACATACAAAGAACTGCCACCATGGAACGACGCTCAGGATGCTGAACAACAGAAGCACTCCAGTGCATCAACCACTCAATCGCTTTCTCGTCTCCGTCGCAGAGGACACTGATGAGTTTCTGCACTCGCTCAAAGTCCCCTTCCAACGGGCGAATCTCTGGACGTGCGTAAAGATTGAGCATCGCTCCGAGACCATCTTCATAGACGGTAGGACCACGAGAAGAATCGCAGGAGAATCCATAAACTTGTCGAGAGAGAATGTGATCAATCATGGCGTTGACGTGATGTCCGTCGAGACCGTCGGAGAGTTTTCCAATGAGGTGATTGAAGATGCCATCTTTTCGTAGCGGCGAGCCTACCTGCCAAGCTCCTTGTTGTCTGCGATAGAACACATTCTGGGGAGCGTTGAACACGATGTTCGAATCAATATAGAAGCGGAGCTTTTCTGGAATCTCTTCGAGTAGTTCCTTTCTCTTTGTCACCGAGTGAGCAACAGACCCGCGCTTCTTTCCTTTCTTCTTCTTTCCTCCGGCATCTTTCAACCAGAACTGTTTCTTCTCGTGCGTGTGTCTCTCACTGGTACACATCAAGAAGGCGCGACCATCATTCATCACCCGCAGGAATGCAGAGCCGTAAGATGCGTCTTCTTGAAAGGGGCACGCGCACTTATGCTTACCCTTACCCAGGGCAACAAGGTCTCCGACAGGAGCCATGTCTTTTCCATCCTCAGAAAGGATGAGAGAAGTAGAGGCAGTTAGGAGCAGTCCAGAGGCTCCCGAGTCGCCACTCGTTTCTTTGGTATCAGACATCAATGAATCCACACACAAGGGATTAGATGATACCTCTAAGAAACTCTGAAAGGAAGAACCAGTTCTACGAACCGGAATCGCGTAGAGCCTCGCGATATCACTGCACCCGGTATCTACTCCTTCTGTGTATCCGATTAGAGCCAGTGCTTCCTCTCGAACCTTCGTAAACTCTTTGGGGCTGACTGGGCGGGAAAGGAAAACAACGACGCGGTAACGTGGTTCTTCATCTGTATGCGACCAAGTAGTGTAGACACAATGAGCAAGGGCGAGGTCAGATAAATGCTCTGCCATCCGCTCCGCACTCCAACCAGGATGGTCGTAGTCGAAAACAATCGCGGAGATTTTTAGTACGTTGTCGTTGGCGCGTTTACTCTTTGGTCCGCTCTCGGGAAACAGTGCGGGGCTCCAGCAGTGAAGCTTGTTCTTCGGGAACTCCGTTTGTCTCCAAGGGGGATCAGTGAAGAACTTCTCCAGTTGACTGGACTGCTTGACAAGAATACTGGACGGACGTACAGTAGTGAAGCCACCTCGGAATAGACTCATGTTCCATGGTAGCCATTCAATGTTATTCATGCTCGACTCC